ATGAGTTGTGCTTTAACACAAGGATATACTTTGGATTGCCGCGATAGTTTAGGCGGAATCGTTGAAGTTTATTTTACTGAAGCTGCGAACGTAACTGCGTCAACTGAAGCAAGCGGTGTTATTACTGCTTTGACTAAGGCGACAGGTAAGCGTTTTTGGAAATATGCGTTAGTAAAAGATACTTCAATGTTCAACCAAACATTAAACGCTTCTGTTGCAAACGGAACTGTTTTCTACGCGCAAGAATTACAAATTGTCCTTAATAAAATGCAGACTAACACACGCAACGAATTGTTGTTGTTAGCGCAAAATAGCTTAGTTGCAGTTGTAAAAGATAGCAACGGCTTATATTGGTATTTAGGAAAAACACGTGGTATTGACTTAACTGCAAACGCAGCAAGTACAGGTACTGCGCAAGGCGACAGAAGTGGATTCACTTTGACTTTCACAGGTTCTGAACCTGAGTTAGCGCCAAGCGTGGCTTCAAATGTTGCTTCAGCATTAGAAACCGCAGGTTCTTAGGTTTTGTTTTTCATAGGTTTATAGGTTTGCCGCCGTTCGTTAATTCGTTCGGCGGTTTTTTATGCTCAAAGTGCAATAAATACCATATTTGGCTATTTACTTATATGATTAGGTTAACAAAAAGTCAGACGCAGAATATTATTTTAACCCTAACTGAAAAACAGTTATTGACAAACCCAAATTATTTGTTTGTATTCACAAATAGAAGCGCAAATACAGAAATTAAGTTTGTTAAATTAAATGCAACTGACATAAGCCAATATAAAGACCGTTATAATGAATTTAGCATTGTAACGAATACATATTTTGGCAGCGCGTTAAATGGTCAATACGATTACGAAATTTATGAGCAAACAAGTACGACAAATACCAACCCAACCGGTTTAAATATGGTTGAATCAGGTATTATGGAATTAGTCGGAACGCCTTTTGAATTTACGGAATATCAAACAACAGACACATACATAATAAAACAATAATGGATTTACGCGTATTAACATTTGCAGAAGCACGCCAACCTGAATTCAAAGAGAAGAAGGGCGAAGGTTACATTCAGTACGGCGACCGCAACGACTATCCTAATTATTTGGTTGACTTATTCAATAAGTCGGCTAAACATAACGCCATTGTAAAAAGCAAGGTGCATTATATAACCGCAAACGGTTGGAAGGGAAGCGCAGAAGCTGAAACATTTATTCAGAAAGTTAACCGAATGGAATCTTTGGATGATTTGACCCGCAAGGTTTCATTGGACACAGAATTATTTGGCGGTTACTATTTAGAGTTAATTTGGAGTGTGACAGGTCAATTGGCTGAAATTTGGCATTTAGATTATACGAAAGTTCGTACAAATAAGGATAATACACAATTTTGGTATAAAGAAGATTGGTCTGACAGAAACGAAAAACATTGCGTTTATCCTGCGTTCAATCCTGCAAACCCAACAGGCAAACAAATTCTTTACGTTAAAGAATATCGCCCAAATATGGGTATTTACAGTTTACCGACTTATTTTGGTGCGCTTAATTACATTGAATCAGACATTGAAATTTCTAAACACGTATTGGGTAACGCGCAAACAGGATTCAGCGCAAGTAAATTAATTACCCTTCCAAATGGCGAACCTTCAGACGAAGAAAAACGCAATATTGAAAAACGTTTTACAAATAGATTTAGCGGTTCAGACGGGAAGAAGTTTATTTTGGCTTTCGTAAACGATAGCGCAAGAAAACCAATTGTTGACGATTTAGGCGCTTCAGATATTACAAAAGAAGACTTTGGACGTGTGGATTCTTTGATTCAAACTAACATATTTAGCGGACACCAAATTACAACGCCGTCAATCTTTGGTATTGCAGAAGCGGGGAAATTAGGTTCACGTTCTGAAATGCGTGACGGTTACGAAATATTTAAAAATACTTACGTAAATAGTAAGCAAATGCACCTTGAAAGTGTATTTAATATGTTGGCAAAATATAGGGGAATTGCTGAACCTGAATTGACAATTATTCCAACAGAACCGATTGGATTTGAATTTACTGAAAATCTATTAAAAGAAATCGCACCGAAGGAATGGTTACTTGAAAAAGCGGGTATTGATATGACTAAATACCAACCGGCTGAAGACACAGTTCGTGTTGTACAGGAAGCGCAATTTAAAGACGAATTCAGCGCGTTTTATGAGTTTGGCGAAGCAAAGGACAATTTCAATGTTTGGAAGCAAAAAACACGCTTTAACGACGATTCAGAATACCAAATGTTTGCAGACGTAAGCCAATTACAGGCAAACGTTTTGGATTTGATTTCTAAGGATAAAAGAATTACGCCGGAAGTAATCGCTGAAACACTTGACCAAAACACAGACACAATTGGATTGGTTATAAAGACTTTGGTTGAAAACGGTTATTTAGAAGTTAACGAATATTCAATCGGTCAGGGAATTGACGAAAATATTATTGTTGAACATACATTGACCGCACCATTGGACGAAATTTTGGTTAAGGTTAAGCCAACAACAAAGGAATTATTAATTCGTTATTCTTATGAATGGAAACAAGGTTTTTCAAATAAGGACAAAAAAACAAGCCGTCCGTTTTGTGTGGCATTATTAGACGCGGGCAAAATGTATTCACGTTCTGAAATTGAGCAAATAAGCGCACGTTTGGGTTATTCCGTTTGGGATAGGGGTGGCGGTTGGTACACTAAGCCAAATACAAACGAACACGAACCAAGTTGCAGACATCAATGGGTTTCAAACATAGTAACAAGAAAATAAAATGAGTAAAAATACTTTATTTATATCAGTACAGTCAATAAAGGACAGAACAGGTTTACACGCTAACGTTGACGAAAAATTGGTTTTACCTGAAATCAAAACTGCGCAGGATATGTACATTTTGCCGGCTTTGGGTTCAGCGCTTTACAATGAATTACAAACGGCGGTTGAAGCTAATTCATACACGGCTTTACAGACAACATTATTAAACGATTACATTGCGGATTGTTTGATTTATTTTGTAATGTCTGAATTGCCGCAGGGTTTAAGCTTCCAATTTTACAATAAAGGTTTATTAAGAAAATCAGGCGAAAATACAGAAAACCCGTCAATGCAGGATATGATTGACGTAGCGAATAGGTATCGCGCACGTGCTGAATTTTACAAACAAAGACTTATTAAATATTTAAAACAAAACAATGCTTCATATCCTAACTATTTAAACTTTGGTTCGGGTATTGATAGCATAAAACCTGACAACGACGGATATACGGTTTCAATGTGGTTGGGCGATAATGGTTGTTGCGGCGAAGATAGCAAGTACAGAAAAAGCTTTGAAGAACGTTATCAGGGAAATATTGGTTGCTGCTAAATATGAGTAAACAAGTAAACATTAAAAACCAAAATAAGCTTAAAGTTTATTTGGCAAAAGAAAAAAAGAATGACATTAAACCAAATAGTCAAAGAACTGACAACGATAGGAAACGACCACGAACAAATTAATTTTGTTTATTTCGGGGACGTTTGGGAACGTTTAAGCAATGGCGAAGTAACATATCCGGCAATGTTTTTCACTTTAACAGGTGCAAACGTATTGTCAAAAGAAATCGGTTATCAATTCAGTCTTTATTTTATGGACAGAATGTTAAGCGAAGAAACAAACGAAACGGAAGTTTTATCGGATATGACACAGGTTGCGGCGGATATTGTGGCGCAATTAAGATACCCAACCGATTACGGAAAAGTTACTTGGCAGCTTAACCAAAATTTGCCATTGGCTTTTTATACTGAAAGCGACCCCGATTATTTGGCAGGTGTGAAATTAGACGTTACGTTGACAGTACCATTTATTAACAACAGGTGTGAAGTACCTTCAAATTATACTTATTAATGGAATCAAAAAAAATAAACCAATTAGCGACCGAACTAACGCCGGCATTGTCTGACTTGACAATTATTGGCGACCCTACAACCGGAATAAGTAAAAAGATTACGCTTTCGCAAATGGCGTCTTTATTTACAGGTACAGTTGAAGAATACGCAAACCTTGCGGCATTCCCTTTGGTTGGTACGGCTGACACGATTTATATTGCCTTAGATACAAACGTTTTATATCGTTGGGATACAACTTTGACTTCATACGTTGAATTGTCGCCTAACATTGTGACTTCATTGGTATTTAGTGACGCAAACGGATTTGACGGAAATATTAGTTTGGTTGGTTCTGTTGCAACGCTTACAATTACAACTGCATTAACGCAAGGTTCAGTTGCTTTTATTGGTGCTTCAGGTGCATTAAGTCAAGACAATTCAAACTTCTTTTGGGATAATACAAACAAAAGATTGGGTATAAATACAAATGCGCCAACGACTGCAATTGACGCTTTTGGTTCAGGTATTATTGGACGTTTAAACGGAACTTCAACAAATAACGCATTTTTAGGTTTTGCAAGTGCAGGGACTAACAAATGGTCAATTGGTAACGTTCAGTCTGACCAAAGATTTAGGATTTATAGCGAAACAAATACGGCTGAATTAGTTTCAGTTTTGCAAACAGGCGAAGTTGGTATTGGTATTGCTAACCCAACAACAAAACTACATATTGACGGCGGTGCAAGTGCATTGATTGCTAACTTAGACGCAAACGTTTCTGTTGCAAAATCAATTAGTTTCCGTTCAGACAATAGTGCAAGAATAAATTTAGAAGTTTCAGGCACAGAATCAGGTTCAGATGCAGGTGCAAACTTCTTTTTACGTGCTTATTCAGATGCAGGTGCATTATTAAACACACCTTTGACAATTACACGTTCAACAGGAAATGCAACTTTTATAAATAATATTGCAATTGCAGGGGTTTCGTTATCAGCTTGGGGAAGTACTTTTGGAATTATGCAATCTTATTATGGAAGTTATTTTGGTGGAACTTCAGGCGGCGGTACTGTTATGGGTAATAACAACTATTTTGACGGTACAAATTATAAATATGTAAATACAGACTATGCAGGTCAAATTCAAATAGGAAGCGGAAATATTTTATTAAGGGTTGCAGCAAGTGGAACGGCGGGTAATAACGTAACTTTTACAAATGCGCTAATAATCAATTCTACTGGCAATGTAGGTATAGGAACAAGTAATCCAGCAGGGAAATTAGCTGTTTTAGCAGGAACATATCAACATTTGATTTATAAAGCTGAATCTACTTATCAATCAAGTTTAAGATTTAATGAAGAAAATAATGGTGCAAGATTTTATACTGATGCTGGAACTGAAGAGTTTAGAATGCAGCAACAATATGCAAGTACTGGATTTTTAACTTTTTATACTGGTACTACCGAAAGAATGAGGATTACAAGTGGGGGTCATACTAAAATAAGTAATACTGGTAGTTATGAATATGTAAATGCTTCAATTCACGAAGTTAGAAATAGTGCCGCTGATTATATTCTTTATGGAACTAATCCACACGCATCAAACCCAAGTGGATATTATATATCATATCCATCTGCTTCTCCTAACAATACATCAAACTATTTTATAGCTTGTGCAGATAGTTCAGCAGCAAGATTTAGAGTAGCATCTAATGGTAACTGTTATAATGTTACTGGAACTTATACAAGTGGTGTTTCAGATATTAGATATAAAGAACAAATAGTAGATGCTAATTCTCAATGGAATGATATTAAAAGTTTAAGAGTAGTAAACTTTAAGTTTATTAAAGATGTAGAAGAAAATGGCGAAAATGCTTTAAGACAAATTGGGTTTATAGCACAAGAAGTTGAAGAAGTTAGTCCAAATCTTGTAGACGAAATGTATGATGAAAAAACTGGCGAAAGTTGGAAAACAATTAAAGCAAGTATTATCCATCTTAAAGCTGTAAAAGCATTGCAAGAAGCGATGGCAAGAATTGAACAATTAGAAGCTAAAGTAACTGCATTAGAGAATAAGTAATATAAATATAATGACAATATTTTTGACCATAGTATTTTTAGTTCACTTAATTAGTTGGGTTTTATATCAAAAATACCAATTTAACGAACGTGACCTTTACGCAACTAAACCACAGGAAGCATACGTACAAAATAAGAAATGGCATTTTTGGAAAGGTATAAACCATTTGTCCGTTTATGTTTTGGTTTGGTCGCTTTATGGTTTTTGGTCAATGTTATTCTTTGCGACTTCTTTTTGGTTTGGCTTTGACATTCTTTGCAATATTATTGTCTTAAAAAGACCTGCGTTTTATGTAGGGGTAACGGCTGACACCGATAAATTTATTCGCAAAATTGCAGGATTTATAAAAATTAAACCGGAATATACTTCGGCATTAATAAAAATAGTAATTTTACTAATATTATTAATTTTAAAATAAAACTATGATTACTTTAAACGAACAACAAGTTGCAGAATTAAACAATTTCATTCAAGACCAATTACCAACAAAATATGGTATTGTCTTATTACAATGGTTTAAGCAAATTCAAGACGAACAAAATAAAAAAGAAGAAAAAGAAGATTAAATGACACACCATAGCAGTCAAGCCGACATTGGCACAGGAATAAGCGTTTTATCCGCAATCATTAGTATTTCAACAATTCAACCGATAGTCACATTGATTGCCGGTTTGATTGCTATTGTTTCAGGTATTATGGCGATTCGCTATTATTACAATGCAACCAAAAAAGTAAAAAATGACTAAAAATATTGCGATTGCGATTTTATTAGTTGTTGTTGCTTTATTTTTATTTTCAGACCCTTCGTACAATGGTGGTTCTGTTGCCGTTGTGCGTGACACAGTTTACCAACAGAAAACTTTTATCAAATACAAAAAGGGAAATGATATACATTCATATATCATAAAAACCGATTCTGTACAAATTCCTGTACACGATACCATTGAAGTTTTATCCGATTATAGCCGTATATATGCGTATTCAGATACGGTTAATTTAGATACGAATAAAATCGTATATATTACAGATACAATAACCCAAAATAAGATTGTCGGGCGTTCGGTTGGGTTAAATATCCAAGAAAAAACTATATATATTACAAAGACTATCCAACCAAAAGATAAAACCGCGCTTTATTTCGGGTTTTTAACCGATTTAAGACAGGGATACAATAAATTGGGTGTTGGTGTTGGCGTCGCAGTTAAAACGGCTAAAAAGGGCGTTATAACGCTAAACGCTACGACAAACGGGTATTCTTTGGGATATTATTTAAAATTTTAATATGCGTCAATTCTTTACAGAAGATAATAACCGCCTAAGTATGAAACGTCTTTGCGGTTTTTTGTGTTCGTTATCGCTTTGTATTAAATTGATTCACACGCCAACGGACGCCTTAGTTTATACGGTTGGTGCTTTGGCAGGTGCGGCGTTCGGGTACACAATGGCGGAAAAAATATTTAAAAAGGACTAAAAATGAAGATTAGCGAACATTTAGATTTATCCGAATTAATACGTAGCGAAAGCGCAAAACGCAACGGTATTTCAAATATGCCGACCGAAGCGCATATTGCTAATTTAAAATTGTTGGCTGAAAAAGTATTTGAACCAATACGAAATAACTTCCGTTGCCCGATTCATATTTCAAGTGGGTACAGAAGCGCAGAATTAAACAAGGCGGTTGGCGGTGCGACAACTTCGCAACATTCTTCAGGCGAAGCGATTGATATTGATATGGACGGGTCGCCAAATGGTGTGACAAACAAAATGGTTTTTGATTACATTAAAAAATATTTAGAATTTGACCAATTGATTTGGGAATTCGGGACGGCTGAAAATCCGGATTGGGTACACGTCAGTTATGAAAGTACCGGCAAACAACGAAAACAAGTTTTAAAAGCATATAAAGAAAACGGAAAAACACACTACAAACCATACTAAATGACAAATTCAAACCTAAAAACAAAACGCCGCAGACTATTTTTTGACATTGAAACTTCGCCCAATATAGGTTTATTTTGGGAAGCAGGTTATAAAAAAAACATTGATTATTCAAACATAATTCAAGAACGTGCAATTATCTGTATTTGTTATAAGTGGGAAGATGAAAAAGAAGTTTACGCCCTACATTGGGACGCTAAACAGAACGATAAACGTATGCTACAACAGTTTATTGAAGTTGCAAATGTTGCTAACGAATTGGTCGGTCACAATGGCGACAAATTTGACTTGGCTTGGATACGAACAAGGTGTTTATTTCACGGTATTGAAATGTTTCCAAAATACACCACAATTGATACTTTAAAAGTTGCCCGTCAAAAGTTTAGATTTAATTCTAACAGGTTGAATTACATTGCAGATTATTTGGGATTGGGTCAAAAGATTAAGACAGAATTCAATCTTTGGAAGGATATTCTTTTACATAAAGATAAGGACGCAATGGAAGCAATGCTTAAATATTGCAAAAAGGACGTCGTATTACTTGAAAAAGTTTTTAAACATTTAAACACGCATATTGAACCTAAAACGCATTATGGCGTTATATTTGGCGAAGACAGGGGTTCGTGTCCGGAATGTGGTTCAGACGATTTAATTAAAAATAACAAAGTCGTAACGGCAACAGGATTGACGCGCATTCAGTACAAGTGCAAAACTTGTAATAAATATCATTCTAAAACAGACAAATAAAATGAGTAAAATCCTATATACAATTATTGACGACCTATTGGCGCGCGAAGACAAAGGATTGAAGGAATACGGTACGACAATGGACAGAACAGATTTAACCGAAATTGATTGGTTACAACACGCATACGAAGAAGCGTTGGATTTATCAATTTACTTGAAAAAACTTATAAATATTAAAAAAAATGAAAATGCCAAAAGGTTTTAACAAATGGACGTTACAACAACAAGATGAATTTTTTACTAAAAAACTTCAGGAATTATACGCCATTGAACAGGATATTAGAAGAACATTGGCAAAGATACGCGGCGGCAACAGAATGGAATTCAAGGAAATAGAACGACCTGACGAAATCGCCTTAAAAGGGTTATAATGGAAGAAGAAAAACCACATATTGAACCGGAAACAACCGAAGAAGGTATTGAGTGGGAAGAAGCAGAAACCACAACGCGCAGCGATTTAATTTCCTGCGCGTATTATGCTTATAGCGCCGTTGAAGATATTGATTTGACTTTGCTTTCAAAGATTGAAGCCAACAAAATACGTCGTATTAAAAGACAATCAATTGACATTATCGCCGAAGTTATTGGCGAAATGCACGCCGAAATATTTGACTTAGGCGAAGAATAACTAAAATTTTTAGTAACTAATTTATTTAG